CTTAGCAAAAGAACTAGCTACAGGATTAAATACAATATCAAATGGTGATATACGTTTTAATTTAGGTCCATTGTATGTAGTAATAACTTCTTCTGTTACTGGGTCTATATGCTGTTCATTAACATAAGTTACTGAACCAAATGCATTACCATAGTCAATGTAATCATATAACAGTAAACTTACTTCTTCTCTAAACTGTGATTCTTTTAGTTTAGTTTTCATGTAAGCTTCAATAGCTTTACGTTTATTAATAGTAGAGTCTTCTCTAGAAGCTCCTTCCCACTTCATCCAGTTATCATTAGGAAATAAAGCATCCATATAGTTTGCATGTAAGTTATCTCGTATTTGAGTTAACTTAGGCAATGTTGTTTTATTCTTCCAGGGTAGTGTACTATTTGACGTAGTAGTAGTATCAGTAGCAAAGATATAGTTTCTTAACTCCCTCCACTCTTCTTCCTTGTCATTTCTTTGTATCCACCATTGGTTATATAATCCAGCTAATACTTTAGCTAGATTCTCTTGTCCAATTGCCTGTTCTATTTCAGCTACTTCACCTGCCATAATTTTTCCTTAACTAGTTATACCACCAAACCTACTGTGGGTTGGTAAACGTTTATTAAATCCTAAACCTATATTTGCTCTTAGTTTAGGTGCTAATGATATTGCCATAGCGTTTGATAGTGCATCTTTAATATCATCATGTGGTGGATGTACCATCACTAACTCTTCTTCTAGTGTTTGACAGTTACCACCTTTATAATGCCAAACCTGTAAGTTATCATACTTCGGTTCTAATACTGCTCCTACCCTCTGTGCTTTGTCTCCTAAGCTCCTAGTAGGTCTAAATTCATCAATTGATAGTGGGATACCATTTGGTTTAAGATAACTGTCCTTGAGCTCTTTAACGATGGTTTGTTGTGCTACTGTAACCTCAGCTCTTATCTTTCTAAATCCCCACTTTTCCCAAGACTTTAATACATGTTGATAGTAGTCTACAATACGTTCTGTTTTAAACCTATCTATATCTAATACATAAAAGTTAGATTGATGGTCTACACCAACAACTACTAGTGCAGTGTAATCTGCTTGTCTACGTAAACTAAATGCAAAGTCAATTGCTGCAAATACATTTAGTTTTCTATCTCTTAAGTACCAATCACCTTCTTTAACATTCAATGCTGTTCTATCAAAGTACTGAAAGTTATCTGAACTAATCCTTGCATTCTCTGTTGAGTTAGGGTCATTGTAATATTGTGCAAAGAACTGTGTTGTATCTATGTACTTTGCTTTAATCCTAGCTAACTCTTTAGCATCAAACCCAAATGATTTACCATCTTTACGTGCTCTCTTAGCCCATAGGAACTCACCATCTGTTTCTACTACTTTTTGAAATAACTCATATACTGTATCTTCTTCTGCTACTTCACCATCATCATCATATACAGTTTCTTTCATATTAATCATAGTATCATATATATCTTTAGGATGATACCTAGTTCCTACTACCCATTCTTCTGCTCCAGGATTCTCAATAGAAGCTAACTGTGAATAAGCATTACCTACTTTTTCTCTTCCTTCCTCTGAATAAGCGTTACCAGGAACAACAATGTCATCCAGAACAACAATATCGGCATGAAAGCCAGTAGTATTACTAGTAAGCCCAACAGCTTTAACTGTTGCATCTCTAATCCCCTCTAACTTTCTTTGTGGATGGTCTACAGCAATCTCTGCTACTGCCCATTTCTCTCTCTTACCTTCTTCTGGATGTATCATGTTAGCCCAGTATCTTCTGTATATAGGTGAGTCTATAATCTGTTTAATAGCATATAACTGTTTCTCTGCTAAGTCAGCTGTAGCTGATACATACAATACAGTTGTCTCAGGATGATTAGTTATATACCAGGCAGTCCTATATGCAGCTAGTTTACTTTTCATATGTCCACGAGGAAGTAATACTAACTGATTATCTTTTCTATCTGTTCTACCCCACCAACTTATCAACTCTTCATGTACTGCACCTAGTAATAAGTGAGGTGCTACAAGTTTAATAAATGTGAGTAGGTCTGCTTCTGCAGCCTCTCTAATTTGTTCTATCTGAGTCACTATGCTTTCTTTTTATGTGTATTAGCAAACTTCCTAGCTGCTTCTACAGAACCAAATCCCCATGCTTTAAGTGCTAAAGCTTTACGTGTTGGTTTACCTTTACTATCTTTCATAGGTCCTTTCATACCAGCAAACCTAGCTGCAAAAGATACACGTCTAGGATTAGTACCAGATTTAACTGGTGCCTTTAGGTTAGAGCCCTGTGCTTTTGCACTAGCTCTACCTTTAGCATTTAAACCACCTTTAGGATTCTTACCTTCTTTCCTAGTCCAAGCTGCTGTCTTTGCCATTATTTAATCCTCTTTTCTAGTTCATCTAATCTTGCTGATAGTTTCTCAATAAGTTTATCTTTGATAGCTAACCTCGCATCTACTTCTTCTGCTGAATATGTGGCAGTAGTAGACTTATATAAATCTCCACCACCATCTACATAAACATTTGGTGTTTGAACTGTGTCTCGTATATTAAGAATCCCTACAAGACCATCACTTTTAATAACCATTGCATCAGTATCACCTGTAGTAAACATTAGGTCTGCTTTATTTAAAGCTCTACCAATAGCAGTTATTTGCGCCCCTGTATTTGTGCTTTGACCACATAAGAACTTAATTGTAGAACCATCACCTGATTGGTCAGCAGAGTTTTTAATTACTAACGCATCTGTTGCTCCTGAATTATCAGGTTCATCAAGAGATATAGTAACTTCCTCATTAAAGAAAGGACCTCCTGAAGCTGAACCACCTGATACTAGAACGGCTGAAAGTATTGTGCCAACTGAATTTACAACACAAGTTCCTGTTGAATTAATCCAAGCATATAATTCTACATAATCTGTTGTTCCATTTAAGTAAACTACATCACTTCCATTACTTTGTCCTGAAGTAGTTGAAGAAGCATTGTTCCCACTCATTACAGAACTTCCATTTTTGTATATGTTGGAAACTGTTTGGGTTGAAGTGGGACTAGATTTTTGATTAACAGAGCAATTAACTTGATACCAACCCGCAACACTAGGTTGAAACTTACCATCGGTTAAAGCATTGTCTGTGTCTGTAGAAGCAGTATTAAGATTAACTTTAGTCCATGTTGATTTTGTTACAGTCTGGTCAGCACTTAACTGACCTCTAAACACTACAGTCTTACCACCTGTTCCAATAGCTACAGGCATACGAGCTTCATGCCATGTATATAAAGTACCTTTTCCGTTAGATTTGGTTAGCTCATAAGTAGAACCAGCTGGAACAATAAATAAAGGGGAAGTATAATAGCTTGAGTCTTCTCCACTACCACCTCTACCAAACATACCTTTAGAGTCACCATCTATTTTAAATCTAAAGTAACCACCTGTCTCAAGAGTTTGTGCTTTAAACTGAACATATATAGGTACATTGTTTGTATTTGTATATTCTGTGCCTAATACTCTGTCGCCTGTTGTTCCATCATCAGTTGATAAATTCTCTGACCACTCAAACTTCTCTGGAGTGTAACTACCACCTGAACTTGCTCCACCTGTGCCTACTTTTTGTATATCTACTGTTGTGAAGATAGAAGGTCCAGATGTTGAGTTAAAACCAAGACCATATCCTGCCGTAGCAGTTGATGCATTAAGGCAGACTTTGTAAGTATGTGGTTCTGTTAAAGTAACAAAATAAGAACCATCTAAAACTTTTGAACCATCTACTGATGCACTTCCTACAACATGTGATGAAATACCAAAACCTACATTTTTATCATCTGTAACACTATATAAAAACACTGAAGTATTTGTTGTGTTATATACAGAAGTAGAGAAATCAATAGTATATGTTCCTGCTTGTAGTGTAAATTCTTTATCGTCTGACAAAGTTACTATATTGTCTACATCATATTCAATCTTGTTTAATGTTCTATCTTGCATACCTACAACACTAGTACCACCATGAGTTCCTTGTGGTTTCTCATCAACTATTCTAGCAAATGAAGTTGGTGTTCCTGTTGCTTCACCTGAACCACCGCCTGTAGATTGACCTGTGATTAGATGAGCTGATAGGAAAGTTATTTCTTTTTCAACTTTAGGTGAACTACTATTTATATATGCTTCTAAAGTTATTGAATCATTAACACCATCAAGATAAACAATTCCTG